AGGTTTATCCCAACTATCGCAATGCCAATCATAATATTGATTATGTTTATATTTTGTAAACTGACAAGATTCCGATCTTTCCCAATCAAAATTCCAACCAGCTTTTCTATTTGCTTCGTGAACATATGGATGTAATTCTTTGTATATCCAGGTATCATTTAACCAAACTAAATCAGAATTTCTTTTTCTTTTTAAATCTTTTACTTCTTCTTTTTTTAATTTTCTATCACCATAACCACCAGTTCTTGCCATAACTTCTTTTTGTGAATTTGCATAAGCTATTACATCGTCACAAAACTTTGGTGTAAGAACACCACTAAAATACCAATAATAATTAGTTAGATTCATAATTAAAATTTATTATAACTTTTCTTTTTTTATCTGTGCAAGATGAACCCGTGTGTTTTAATTTAGAATTAAATTCAACAAGTTTATTTTCTTCACTTTTTATTTTTGTACCATCTTTAAATTTGGTATAGCCATTACAATTATTTATATAAAAAATACTTGTGGTGCCTTTTGATTGATCTATATGAAAACCTTGTTCAATTATATCTTTAGTTTTTGTTAAAAGATTAGCTTTAACGGCTCTTAATTTGTTATATTTTATTTTTTCTAAAATAGGATTTATTATACTCATCATTTCTTGTGAACAATTTATTCCTTTTTCGTCTACAAAAGTAAAAGTAAATTGAAAATTTTTATCGTGTAATTTATTTACACCATCATTAAAATACCAAGGCATTTGATCAGACATAATTTTTTCTTTAATATTTGTAAAAGTTTTTTTATCTAAAAAATTTTTATATATATTCATACGTTATAGTCTGTACAAAATTTAAACTATCCTTTTGATTATTGGTTATGTAATACATATTAGTTGATGGAAACATTATAAATTTATTATTAGTAAGTGGTATATCCCAAGATCTACCTTTACGTCTATTATCTTCAAAATGTATTCGAACCATACAATCTTTGACTTTTACACCATATAACAATGTAAAGTCTGGTGAGTTACGTAAATCTACTGGATCAATATTTAGTAATGGAATTGTTGTCTCGCCGGGTTTATAAATGTTACCCCACGTTTCTTTGTTAATTAAATTTACATCATATTCAACACCAACGTGATCTCGTATATATGTATTTAACATATCCCAAGTTCGTGAAAATAAAAATTTTTTGTTTTGAATTATTGATTGTAAAATGTCACCTGATAATTTATCTCGGTCAATGTCCCAATCTTTAGGCATTGCCACATCACCAAAATATAATGCTTGTTCTGTTAATACTTGTCGCTGCATACCACCACCATTTTTAATTTATGCTTTTAAATCTGTCAAGTCCCAAGTTGTATTTGTTTCATTCCAAATGTAAGTCCATTCGTGAGTAGCTGGGGTATTTTCATCTGCAGGTGTATTTTGAGCTTCTTGTTCTGCAGTTAATGCAGGAGCATCACCGATAGGTGATTTCCAAGAAGCTGATTCGTTATGTTTTACCCAAGATGCGTATGGTTTTTTAGGCCAAAAGATTTGATCATCTTCGTCCCAAGTATAACCTATACCTGCGTAGTTACCTCTTAATGCTTTAGAATCATCACCTGAACTATGTTTTCCAGCAGATGTATTGTATGAAGTTTGAATCCACATTTGTGCAGGCCAATTATTATGTGTTTCTAAATATTGTTGACCTACTGCTTCATCTTCAACGCCATCAGCGTTTAACATATCAGAATTATTTAAAGTTAATACTTGAATAACTTTTCCGTTTGATCCTAGTTTTGCAAAATGTGCCATAATGTTTATCCTTATATCTTATTTTTAATTATCATTCAACTATTGAAATTTATACCTTATTATTACTATACCTGAACCGCCAGAAGAACCTACGTTTGTTCCAGCTGGTCCGCCACCACCACCTCCACCGCCACCACCGCCGGTATTAACTGTTCCTGCTACACTAGAATCACCACCACCTGATCCTCCTGCTCCACCACCACCTGCACCACCTGAACCTGTAGTTCCTGAAGGAGGTCCGTATCTACGACCTGCACCACCACCTCCAGCTCTAGCTGTTGGAGTTCCATTAATTGAACTTGTTGCACCAGCACCACCTGGACCACCCGTATAACTTACTTCTCCAGGACAAGTAGGAGCAGACGATACACCAACTGCAATTGCACCTCCTCCTCCTCCTCCATTTTGAGTAGCAGCATCTGAATTTGACATAACACCAGCACCACCAGGATTTCCTTGAGGAGGACTAACTGGAGGTGTATTACCTGTTCCAGCAGCACTTCCACCTACCGCTGTTGTATAAGCATATCCACCACCACCTGAACCTCCAGGATTTCCAGCTGTAGCCGGACTAGAACCAGGATTATTTCCTTGCCCACCAAATCCACCACCGGCAGATGTTATTGTAGAAAATATTGAATTAGAACCATTAGAAAGAGTACTGCCGTGAGGCGCACTGGTAGCTCCTGCCCCAACTGTAATTGGATAACCTTGTGCTGACACTGGTAAAGCTGCAACTGGACTTGGAGATGAACCTAATGGAGATACAGTATAACATCCAGAAGCTGTTCCTCCCGATTCTCTATAACCTCCTGCACCACCACCTCCAGCTCCACCATCAACTGAAGATCCTCCCGTTCCACCACCTGCTACAACTAAATAATCTACTGTATTTGAACCTGCAGCATTACCTACTGAACAAACAGTAAAAGTTCCAGGTCCTGTAAATGTATGAACTTTATAATTTGTGCAAACTGTTGTGATTGTTCCACCTGTAGCTGTAATAAATTTTGCTTGAGGTGCTTCAGATTGTAAGCCTGAATCTGTTACTAACCAACCTTGTGTTGAATCTATAAATAATAATGTTATTGAAACACCTTCCTCTGTTAAAGTTACATCAGTAGTATCTCCACCAATTTTATCTGAACCATTTGGTGCTATTATACAATTATTTGTATCAAAAGTTCCTGCATAATCTTTTACTGCAACAACTGCGCCTGCAGTTCCTGCTGGTAAATTAACTGTTACTGCTCCACCAGTTGTATTTACAAAATATCCTTCACCTGCAACCGCTGTAAAAGTTGATGTTTTAACTGTTGTATTCCAAGAAGCTGCACCTGTTGCACCAAAACCTGATGCAGTACCATTGTTAGTTATTGATACACCAGCAGGAATTGTAAATGTATCTCCACTATCTCCTAATGTGGTTGTACCACAATTTGTTCTTGGACTAATTTTATTTACTTTTATTTCACTCATAATTTACCTATTGAAATTTGTACCTTATTACCACTATACCAGATCCACCTGTACCACCACAAGTACCTGTACCTTGTGATCCACCGCCGCCACCACCAGTATTTGTGCTTCCGTTACATCCATTACCACCACCGCCACCACCAGCTCCTCCTGAACCTGGACTAACTGGTCTTCCTGGAGCCGCTCCACCGCCTCCACCACCAGAATAAGTTGTAGAACTATTAGTAATTGATGTCGTTGCTCCTGCTCCACCATTTGCACTAGTCGTGCCACTTGCTGTTGCTCCAACTGCTGTTGCTCCACCACCGCCACCGGCTGCAGAATCCGGACTTGGACTTCTTAATCCACCATTATTACCTTGAGGTGGACTTACCGGAGGTGTATTTCCAGTTGCTAATTGTTGTGGAGTTCCTCCTGCATTACCACCACCAGATCCACCATTTCCTCCTAACCCTGGTCCTTGACCTCCACCACCACCTCCAGTAGATGTTACAGTTGAAAAAATTGAATTTCCTCCTATACCTGCAAAAGTTCCTGGGCTTGGACCTGTACCAGGTGCTCCACCTGCTCCGACTGTAATTGGAAAGGCAGTCGCTGTTACTGTAATTGATGTTCCTCCGGGATTACCGTTTAAAGGACTAGCAGTATATGGAGTAGTATCAGCTTTAAATTCTCTAAAACCACCGCCTCCGCCACCACCACCAGCGTCTGCATTATTTCTTCTACCACCACCGCCACCACCGGCCACTACCAGATATGAAACTATATTATTTGTAGAAGGAGTACCTACAGAACAAACTGTAAAAGTTCCTGGACCTGTAAAAGTATGAATTTTGCAATTTCCAACTGTTGCAATAGAACCGCCGGTTGCTGTCATAAAAGCTGCACCTCTAGCATTAGATGTTGAATCCATTGTATTAATCCAACCTTGTGTTGAATCTACAAATACAAAAGTTACTGATTGACCTTCTGTGTTTAAAATTGTATTTGCATTTACTCCACCAATTTTATCTGATCCATTAGGCACAACAGTTAAAGGATTACT